ATAAGATTCACCCGAAAAGTAACTATCATACTTTTCAAAGAAATCTTCGCGAAATGCCTTCAATAAGGCGCGATAATGTTATACAAAATTCAAAGAATTTCGCAAACAGTCGCTGGGATTGTTCCCAGCCTCTTTCTGACGTGTCCTCGTCGGTTAGAGTATGTGCTAATAGCACAAACCCCAGGACAAACGCCGTAGTCCGTGGTCTTTTAATTATTTTAGAGCATCATAATGCTCCTCAAAAGATCCGAGTCGATCTGGTTACCCAGATGAACTCCTACTTGGATACCTCTGATTGTGAGACGGTTTGGCTTAAAAGATGTAAATACATCTTGACCTACCCTCTCGCTAAGTATCTTCGTAACGAACTACCCCCTGCACCGGATAAAATTTTTAATCCGTCTGGTGCACTTAGACGGTGGATGCGTGAGCGATTTAACGCTTTTAATAGGCGTAACACGCACCTATGGTACTCTTGGTTTCAAGCTAAAAGATCCACTCTACCTGTAGATGAGGATATAGTTGATGAAACCTATGAGAAGCATTTAGCTACCTTGACCAAACGTGATCTTGGAGATGAGGATACTATCGATGAAATATTTCGAGATCCTACCTTTCTCCATGTACTCAGGTCTGTTCGTGCTGAAGTTACCGAGAGGTTTAAGGATAACTCATTTTCTGAATTATCAGCCTCCGGCTCAGCGTGTTTCGAACAGTCGAGAAGTAAGGGCGGACAGCACGAAGAACTTTCGTCTATCTGTGGCCTATCAAAAGTCAAGTTTGGTATAATCTGTCCAACAGAGTTATACAGTATGCGCTTCGATACAAAGGTCTATTCTAAAGGAAAGACTTTGTTGAATAGAGTAACCGAGATTCGATGTGAATATGGTGTGGATGAGTGGAATTCTCTCTCCAAGAGCTGGGGAACCCTCTTTACATCATATAACAGTCGTTTAAAGCGAGATAAGGGACTACAAGATAATATCAATTGTACTATTCAGGCTGTTTTAGAGCCGAACAAAGTCCGTGTAATCTCAAAGGGTGAAGCACTACCTTATTATAGTTGCCGGCCACTCCAGAAGGCCTTACATGCCTCTTTAAGGCACTGGGATTGTTTCCGTCTTATTGGAAGACCCTTTAGTCCTACAGATATGATCGACCTCAAGTTGAGGGCGAAACCCACAGATCAGTGGTTTTCTGTTGACTATTCTGCTGCGACAGACTCTCTAAGTTGGAGATACTCTGGTCGTATATTCCGTTTTATTTGTGATGACTTACCCAAGGAAGAAAGGGATCTTGCACTTCGTGTGCTTGGTCCTCATAATCTTCACTATCCTCTTAAAGATAGTAATGGGAGAAGACAAGTTGTCTTTAAAGGCATTCAACAAAACGGTCAGCTTATGGGTTCCATTTTATCATTCCCAATTCTGTGTATAGCCAATCTTGGTACTTATTTACTAAATACCCGGTTATCGCAGGATGGTTGGTCACACCATGATCGTTTGAATCATGTATTAATTAACGGTGACGATATGATATATGCGGCGGATCCCGCTCTTTGGTCGACTCATGTCGACATTGCGAAGAGTGTAGGTCTGGAGATGAGTGTTGGTAAAGCTTACCAACATAGAGAGTATGCTAATATAAATAGTATATCAGTACATTATGCCCTCCATCGTGATGACTCACCTTGGCGAATTGATTATTTAAATTCGGGTTTGTACTTCGGTCAGCATAAGGTTCAGTCGAAGAAAGAATTTAGAGATGAATCTGACGTTAATTCGTCAGTTGGGGATGCTTATTATAGCAACTTCCTCCCTCAAGAGCGATTAGAAAATCATTATGCTCGTGCTCATCTTTCTCAGGATCCCCTTAATGGGTTAGCGACAAATCTTAATGTCCTTCTTGAAGGCTGTCTACCAGGTAGACAATGTCAGTTATTAAGGTCTTTTATACACGACAATCGTGAGGATTTAAGGAGAGAGTGTACCGGTCTCGTTAGACATGGTAACAAATGTAGTTTAATAACTAGAAATCTCTTCCTACCTCTTTCAGTCGGTGGTATGGGTGTTCTTCCGCCAGTTGGCTGGAAGTTTCAGATTAAGAAAATCCACCTTATATTGGCGCAGGCTTGTATAGAGTATAATTCTGCTCCTGTATCTTATCAGCGACCCTTACCGGGTCCTGAGATCAGTGAGAGAATTGATACTTTGGCTTGCGTTCCATGGACCAAACCAGATTCTTCTAAGAAAATCTGGGAACTGGATACTTGTCATGCCGGTAAGTCTTCAAAGAAAGCGGCTATCCTAGGGTTTATACCCTATAGCGATAGCCGTTTCGCTGTCTCCGTCTAAGCTTCGGCGTTAGATCGGTTTATTAGTTGACTATATAGGTCGTCCATCTGAGCTTTATCTCAAGCCTCACGACGTTCCTCTTCATATAGTTCCTAATATGTATTGGGATACCAGAGGTCGGGTTCTATGTTTGTTCATAGTCTCTTTATTAGAGCAATCCCGGGTATGGTCCCGATAATTTCGGTCTTGCCCGTTAGGGTGATCGAGTTATAAGGAATTATTATCGACCAGCATGTCGTTAAACTGCTATTGGGTTCTAGAGATTAAATCTTCTAAAACGTTTCCTATTACTAGAGTGAGGCGCCTCGAGTTGCAACCAGAGTCCTTTCGGATATCTTTGCAAACCTCCTGGTTAGCTTCTTTTCAGATAATTAGCTGATATACTAGTAATGTGGTGTAAACATTTACGTACCAAGTGCATTAGAATAATTCCGCACGTAGTGTCGAGAGACTGCACAGAAGAGCTCCTTTTGGAGTACTCTAGGATGAACAGTCCACCTCATCCTGGTGGAACCAATATTTGGATGAAGAAAAGTGTCAACACTAATAAGGCCACACCTTCGCGAGGCAAAGGGAGGCGTGGTGCCCAAAACGGGCGATTTCCTGCTGTGCAGCAGGCTCCTAAGTCGTCGATCGTTGGATCGAAACAGAATAGGAATTTCGGTGGCCAGAACTCTGTGTCTGCACCGGTAGCACAAGCACGCCAACAAAGGTTGCGTGCTCCTAGAATAGTCAGAGTTTCTCGTGGGATGCGTATATCGCACCGTGAGTTGATTCAGACGGTTAATGGGTCCACTGCGTTTACAGCAATTAAATTAGCTTGTAACCCTGGCATTGCGGCAACCTTTCCTTGGTTAGCTCAGCAAGCAGCGCAGTGGGAGCAGTATAGATTCACAAAATTGAATTTCGAGTATATTACTCGAACTGCCAGTACCACCGTCGGCTCTGTTCTACTAGCACCGGATTATGATGCATCGGATCCTCCGCCAGCCAATGAGGCTCAAGCGTCTACATATCAGGACGTAGCTGAGGACGTACCGTGGAAGGATATTTGTTGCCTTCTGTCACCTGCATCAATGCATGCACTCGGACCCAAGAAGTTCACTAGAACGGGTTCCGTAGGCCTTAATGACATCAAAACATATGATGTTGCGAATTTCTACCTCTGTACAGTTGAGGAAGCGGGTAATGCCGCTATTGGTAAGTTGTGGGTGGATTATGACGTGGAGTTCTTTGTTCCACAGTCGTCTAGTGCTATAGGTACAGCACCAATAAGTCCATCAGCCACCTCTTTATATACACAAAGTGTTAATCAAGCGTTTACAACAAATGTATCCGCTGCTGTACATTGGAATGACCTGGTTTATGACCCTTTAGGAGTAGGCATAGCCGCTGGGGGTGTTTTCACACCTCCAACCGGTGCCTACAAGGTATTTTCACAGGTTACTGTCTCCGATTCGGCTAATGAGAACTTTAATGCGTCTCTCCAGTTATATGTTAACGGGGCGCCTTTGGCTAATCCGATAATTTCGGAGTCTGCCATAATTAATGGTCCGACCATACAAACACTTTCCTTTGAAGGTGTTATATTATGTTCGGGTACCACAACGTTCCAAGTCGAATTGACTTTAGTTGGAGCTGCCGGGACTCTTTTAGTCCTGGGTAATTGTGCTCAGTTAGTGATCTCGCCCGCCTAGGGCCCGATCTGGGTTATAACGCGCTTAGTTGAATGTTAAATTGGGGTTCGATACGCAGGCGAATGCCGTACTCGTATCAATAGGATACCCAAACCTCTTGTCAACTATCAACGAAGTTAATAACGGATTTAGGCCGGTCTGAACAAGAACCGGTGACACTCTTCGATGTCTGACTCATAGGATAATGAATCTTCATCACATAATGAATCTACCGAGCGGTGGTGGCTAAAGTCACCACAGTGAGTCGCCTGTAGGCGTAACCTCTCGGATTGTATATAAGATTCACGTGATCTAGACGATAATAAGCTTATGTCTTGGCTCGACGATGTCGGTGGGGAAGAACTTCCACCCCCGTCGCGTTGCTGATGGCTCTGTATATTCCGGTAAAAAGGAATAGCAACCATCCCCTCGTAACTCTTTATTAGTTCTTCTTGAGCTAGAGGGCGGTTATTTATATATGAGTGATTGTGATGAACTACATCGGCTTTATTGCCCATAGGATGTAACACGATCGTCTCGAC